GTCGATGTCGCCGTTCACGGTGCTAGCCGTGTGAAGCTGTTCCTCGATGTAGTTACGCATGGTGATAGCGCATTGCTGCATCTCGGCATCGAGAAGCTTGCCAATCTGGCGCTTCGCGTTCTGGTTGAGATCGACCTTGTCGCATGCGACGACTGACTGGCAGGAAATCTGCCCCCACTCGTCCCACAGGAACATCTTGACGAACTCGCTGTCAGCCGTGTTCAGAACCTGCGAACCCTGGTAGGTCTGCACGTTCGGGTTCTCGGCGTGAGCAAACGGGACTCGCGCGTTGGGCGCGGCCTCGAGGTGGATAGAACCCTTGTTGTACATCGAGTACAGCAGGGGTGATTGTTCCAGGATAAGCCAAACAAGCTTCTCCCAGCTAGCGCCCCACGTAAGGCTAAACGCCTTCGTATAGTCGCTAAGTGTTGTTGAAAATGGAGCTCCCATGGAGTAATTCCTCTACTTATAAGTGGGCAGCCGGCTACGAGAAGCGCTTCTTGAGGTCTGCGTTTTGCCCAAGCACCTGATCGAGGATTTCATCCATCGACATCGACGCTGTGGAGCCAACCGGAGACGAAGAAGAGCCCGTTGAGCCTGCTGGCGAACCAGCGTCTGCCCTTCGTTTAGCATTTTCGATCAGCCGACCCTCATTGATCGACCGGATGGCGCGCTCTCCTGCCAGAGACAACGCTGCCCGGTAGGCATCGTCAGTCCCAAGAGACAGGAGAGACATTACGGTGGAATCGCCGGAATCAAGAACATCGCGCACGCCTTGGCGCACCCGCTCGTCCTTGAACTCCCGGTACGATCCGCTCTTGAGATCCTCAAAGACGGCGTTCAAGCGTCCCGCTTCCTGATGCGGCCTGAAGGTGTCAGTCAGCGAACTGACCGATCCCTTCAAAGCAGCGATCTCTTCGCGCAGCGCCTGCTCCCGATGGGAGGCAGCGCCCCCCATACGAGAATCCATCACTTCAAGGAGCGCACCAAATCCGTCACCAGCCTGTGCTTTTTCGGTGAACCGCTCACGCAGTTCATCAATCGTCGGCCCAGTCTCCTGGGAACCTCCACGATCACCAGGGCCATTTCCCTGGACTTGTTCGCCTCTCTGCGCCTGAAGCGCCAAAAAGGCTTGCTGGAGTTGGTTCTGCTGCTCTGCAAGCTTGGCGCGATCTGAGTCCATGTCTCGGCGCATGTCCGAGATTTCCTGACTCTTCTTCGTCAAGCCTGATTGCATCTCCTTGTAGATAGCGAGGTTCTCAGGTGCCAGTTCCATCGGGTTGCCAGACCAGAAAGAACCGTTCCCGTTTTCACCATCACTCGAGTCCACGGTCTCAGCATCAGACGCAGGCTCAGCGGTCTCGATCTCTGCGGAGCTATCCACAGGGTTATCGAGAAGATCGCCAACCGGCTCTTCTGCAGAGTTACCGTCACTAAGCTCTTGGTCCATCGGGGCTCTCCATACAGCTATGACGCAATCGTTGTCCGAACTAGCTGCTCAAGTTCGGGTCGCTTCATTGTCCTCGGGACAGGAATCCCAAGTTCTCGAGCCTGCCTTTTCAGTCCAGGCCACGTCGGTGCAATAGTACCCTTTGACATATTGTCACTGTCAACCTCCTCTTTCCGCGACAGATTGTCAATCTTCAGAAGATCGAGTGACTTTTTGTCACTAGCCACGGCGGCAGGAGGCGCCTCTGGGGCCGGTGCCGGCTCCGCTGGCGGTTGCTCTGGAGGGGAATCGTCGGACACGCGCAAGGCGTCCCATCGTTCCACAATCTCCCTCTCTGTATAGCGGCGACTCTGCCCTGGATTTTTCCGCTTACCCTCCTTGACCGACTCCACCAGCCCGTGCTTTTTCAGGATCTTCCTGGCCTCAGTCTTCGACACCGTCTGTCCCACGAGGTGTTCCTCGGGAGCATTCTCGGCAAACGTGTACTCGCCGCTGTGGCTTGACTGCGTTTTGACATCCGCAACAAAGTCATGACTCATTGTTCCACGGCGCCTGCACCTGGGACATGTGATGTAAGTAAATCCGCGCTCCTTCTGCGCCACAAACGCATTCACCGTAAAGCCCTGCTCAGAAGCGTGGGCGCATCGGCAGCACCTAAGTGTGTAAATCGGCAACCTGACCTCCTAGCTCAATCCTGGTGGCATCCCACCTTCAGCCGCCTGCTGGCTCATTCGACCACTCAGCGGAATGTTCAACGATGCGCCCGTTTCTGGGCTGACTGCTGCGCCTTCACCGACAGCCCCACCGCCTGGGGGAGCCCCCGGTGCGGGCATTTGCCCCGCTTGCGCCGCTGCCTGCTCAAAGAACTGGGCGAACGAGTCGCGCAGCTCAGGGCTATCCTGCTCCCAGAGAGACAGGGCCTTCTCGTAGAAGGATGCAATCGCCTGCGGTGGAACCTGCGCTGCGGTCAAGCTCTGCGCCGCCATGGCAAGCGCGTTCATGAACCCGATGTAGCTCTCCCTCTCGGCTTCCGGGCCTACGGGCTTCATGCTTCCCGCGTGAACGCCTACGTCGAACTCGCCGCGAATGTCACTTCTCGAGTAGAAGAACGGTTGCTCGAGCCCGCTCATGCTGACCCAGCGCTGAGCGTCGAAGTACTGCTGCATAACCTGAAGGGTCTTCTTGGCGATGCGCTCTACGAACTTCTCAAAGACGCGAAGCTTGGTCTCTGAGCGGCCCTGAAGGGCGCTCGCCCGGTAAGCGACTTCGGTTGCGGATCGCGCTGAGCTCCTTCCGCCTCGAATCGCTTCGTCGCCGGCCCCGACCTCGCCCATGAATCCGCGCAGCATATTGAGTACGCCGTGGAACTCCTGCGGAAACGCCGGCGTAACCAAGTGCCGCACGTCCGCGCCTGGGTTCTTGCTCTTCGCCGCGATCATCGCAGGGCGGTTTGATGCCAACATCGCCTTTGCGTTCTTGTCGAAGATGCCGTCCTTGTAGATGGTCTTGAGCGCCATTCCCGCCTCGAGGCCCTCGACGGCGCCGTCCACCAATCGCTGGATCTTCTCAGCTACCGGGTAGATCTGGGCCGCGAGAGAGATCCCGTAGAACTGGTCTGGGGTGCGCTCAAAGCGCAGATCGATGAAGGGATAGCCTTCCATGTCGAGCGGCGAGATCGCGTGCTTCAAAACCACGGGGCTGGCGTCACCGTCACCAGACTGGTTGCACATCCATAGGACGCGCATCTCCTTGACGTTGCGGCGCTTGCGGCGAGTGCCGACACGCACCACCCGCTTCGTCCAGGCGTGATACCAAATCTCGTAGACCTCGACGTGTTCGGCGTCTTCCTTGTGCCAGACGAACGCCCCATCATCGTTGTGCTTGTCCGTTGACTTGACCTTGTCTGCAGACAGGGCCTTCGTGTTCGCAAAGCGCTTATCGTTCTTGATCTCATCAATGTGAATCAAGTGGCGAACTGCTACCCACGGCATTCGGTGGATCTCGTCGTATCCAGGAGGGAAGACGAAGTTGAACGGCGACACTCGCAACAACGTCGCATGCGCGGTCGGTCGGTCGGCAGGGAGCCCCATCTCCTCCAGCCGGTCCATCACGGTCTTCATGACCTCGTCCTCTTCGATCTCTTCGTCCTCGTCCAAGTCCCGGTCGTAGTCCTCAATCGGCACGAACACGCCCGTGGGCTGGTACGTCACCCGACCGATTCCTGCAGAGAAGATCAAGGCGTCGTCCAGAACCTTGCTGGCCTCGTTGCCGAAGCCGCCCTCAACCCACTCATAGGACAGAGCTGCTTGAGCAACCTTCGCTCGCTGCTCCTCTTCGCCACCGCCAGTCACCTTTCTGGCCTTGCAGTACAGGGAAGGATCGTTGTGGAAGATGTACGGCTTGGAGCTTTGAACAACGGCAGCGATCAGTCCCAGCCCAGGCACCTCGCCGTCATTGACAGGACCAACTTGGTATGCGCGGAGAAGCTTCTTCCAATCATCGAAGTGCGCCTTCCGCAACACGTCCTCTGCGGTGAGAACCTTCTCGAGAAGGTCGCTCGCCTTCTCCTCTTTGATCGGAAGCTTCTGAGGGTCAAACCGTGCCATTACATCCATCCAGAGCCAAGAGTGTCACCTTTGGGCGGTTCGCCCGGATCGTATTCTTCCCAAGCGTCCGACCTCGGAGGCGGCGCCCCCGGCTCCTGTCGAGTTCGCCTGCTTGTAAGCCCATGCTCGAGGTCGCACACGGCCTGCGCCTGCAGCCAAGCCATGACCAGATCATCGTGCTCGCCTGGAGGCGCCCCAATCTTAACCCTCTTGTAGTTCTCGTCACCAGAAACCAGTGCCACTGACGCAGTCCTTCTCTTGGTGAGTTCCATGAACGAGCGCATCTCTCCGATCAAGCGAGAGCTCGCAAGAATAGCGAGCTTGCTAGAAATGATCTCCGCACCCACTCCTACCATGATCGGCTTCGTAGCTACAGTGGTAGACCACCCATACCTCGCGTCAAACGATGAAGACTCGATGTGTTCTCGCTGATACAGGTTCCAGTATTCGGTCTGCATCACGCCGAGAGAGACTGCATGGCCCACCCCGTTCACCTCCCAGGACAGCAAGGCGTCGTTGTAATGGCGAGCCAGCAACACCGCGCACTCGGCAGTAGGCAGGGGGGCGAGCGTCCCGCGAAACTCAGCAACCTGGTTTCTGTCCTTTGCCCTCAATACCTGGATTGCCGTGAAGTCGCCAACGCTCTTGCCAGACGACGGGTCCACTGCAACGACGTATCGCTCGTCCTCTATCGGCTCTTCCCAGATCCACAAGGGGCCGGTTGAATCGCCAGCCAGTTCGGGAATCATCGCGCCGGCAAAGTTCAAACGCGACCGATCATAGCGAGGCTCGCCGTCCTTGATGTGCCCAACAAACAATGGCCTGCGAACTGAGATCGACTCAATCGGCAAAAGGTCTTTCTCCGCAAAAACCCTCGACGCCGAAAACGCAAAGGCATCCTCAACCTTGCCTGGATACTCCTGACGAAACAGATCCCAGTCGGCTTGGCACTTATCCAGCCACGTCTTGTAGGCCCAATACGCCTGCTCTGGAGCGAGGTCGTAGGTCCGAACCATGTCGAGGAGGGTCTTGTCGAACCGCTTCAGAAGATCCTTGTGAGCGGTCCCCTCGGGCAGAACTCGCCTGTAGTTCGGCATTGAATGCCAGGGGTAGAACACCGCCTCCCAGTCAGAGTCGTCTTCCCCGTTCCACGCCTTCATGAACTCTCGGTAGAAGTAACCACCGGCACCGTTCGCCGTGGACTCAAGAACCACCAGCGTCTCGGGGTCGTCTGAGATGGTCTGCATCAGCCCCAGCATGAAGGTCTCTGGATCTCCCCAGAACGCGATCTCAGAGCCGTGGAAGTAGTGAACCTCAAAGCCACGAGTCGAGTGAACCGCGTCAGCCACAGTCACTTCAAACTTGCTGTTGAGCCCCTTGGTCTCGTCCAGCGGATGAGTCATCCACAACTCGTTGTCGTTGTTGCGGCGCAACTCTGGACGAAGATCCCAGACATCGACGCTGCCAACCGCTGCAGCCTCTTCCTGGCTGCCCGCCTTGGTTGGCTTCTCGGATCCTGTCGGCGCCCCGCCAGACGGCAGGTTGTCATACATCTTCTTTGCCATAAGGAAGATGTTGTTGGTGGTGATCCTGTCTACCGCAGTGATAAATGCATTACGGTTCCTGTTCGTCAAACACTGGTGGAACATGAACGCTTGAGTCACCGTACTCAGGCCCATGCGACGAGCCTTCAGAACCAAGAACCTCCCCGGCCTCCCAGCCTCCCGCGCCCGAAGAACCCTCCGGTGGAAATCTTCCTGGACAGGGTTCAGCTTGAACGGGACAGTCTGCCCAATGCTTCCATGCATCGAGGTCTCAGGCCGATTCAGGATCTTGAGATGCTCGCCGGCAAAGGACGAGAAGTCTTTGAACGACTCGGTCTCTGTGAGTTGAGCGGCGATCTTCTCAGATCGCTTCAGGCTCATCGCCTTGCGGGGCACTACGCCTTGCTCTGCGCGGCTGCGAGCTCCTCTTCGGAAGCGCCACTGTGTCCAGCAACAGCAGCCTCATTCTTCTGAACCGCAGAGATGCGTGCCACGATTGCGCGGATTGCGTCTTCTCTGGGCTCGTTCTCATCGTTGCGACCAGACTGCTCAGCAGCCAGGAGGTTCGCAAGCATGCCCATCTCGCTTGTCTTGCGAAGGCGTGCGCGAAGCCCAACCATATCAGGAACGTACTCGGTAAGCTTCAGCGCGTTGTGCGTGTTTGCAGTTACGCGCTTGAAGCGCTTGACGTGTTCCTCGGTAGAGTACTTCTGGTAGAAGCGAAAGCCGCGATTCTTCGCGCCGACGAACACATCCATCAGCGCCTCCTCAAGAGCCTCGCCTTCTCCCATCGGGCCTTCGTCGTGAGAGCGACCATGCTCCACATAGCGCTTGAAGCGGGCCTGGACCTCGCGGGTCGCGTAGCACTTATCGAGTTGCTCGAGGGTGATCTTCCGCTGGTCGATCATCGCCTTCTGATTTGCTGCCGCCGACATAGTAGTCATGACCACCCCCTACTTAATGCGTCTAATATAGGAAGCGGCAGCCGCTCCTGGGCGGGCTGGTCGGTGAATCACCTCCACCTTCTGGGCCTCCGCCTTCGGCGCAGCGCCTTCCCGAAGCGCATCGCGCTTAGCGGTGATTTCGCCAAGAAGAGATGTTCGCCCCTTCCCGTCCAGCTCAGCGTCGTAAACTTCAGATAGGGCGTCGTCGGACAGGCCGGCTAGTTGCTTCACAGCCTCCTTGACCGTGAGTTCTCCAGGGTCGAACATTCTATACTCCAATCGGGGTCAATGACTTCGGGAACAGTACGACATTACAGGGAACCTAATCAAGTGCCTAGAAAACGCAAGGATGCCGCCAGCCGGAAACTGTGCCGGGAAGGCGAGAAGAAGCGCTAACGGTTCCGAAGCCAGGGCGGTAACGGCTCCATCTGGCGAGTCGCAGCCTGTCCCACCGAGAGCCCGGTAGCTCCTGGAATGCCCGACACGGGAGGGGGAGTTCCCCTCATCCCGCCCAGCCTGGCGTTCAAAGCAGCCTCCTCCTGCAAGCCCATGATGAGGTCGTCTACTCGAGCGGCTCTGCTTGGATCGTGCATGGGGGCTGGTGGCGTTCGATAATCGCGCAGATCTCCTGGCGGCATGGCCGGCGGTACGCCAGTACCTGGTCCTGCGGTAGCGCCCCAGTC